GATTCTTTGTAAAAATACTAACTTTACAAAATGACAAACGAACAAATATTTGGAATATTAGGTCAAGGACTTGATATTGCTACACAAAAAGGAGTATTTAATTTAAGTGATGCAAAATTAGTAGCAGATGCTTTATTAGAACTTAAAAGAGTTTTAGACATTCAAGAACCTATAAAAGAAGATGATAAATAGTGAATTCCAATTGGAAATTGTTACAGACCTTGCAGTAGAGCCAGTTACCTTGCAAGAGGCTAAAGACTATATGAGAATATCTTCTAATGCAGAGGATAGCTTAATAGAAGAACTAATAACTTCAGCAAGGGAGCGAATAGAGAAGTTTACAGGACTATCTTTAGGAGAAAAAACTTTAAGGGCTTATTGGTTTTACTTTCACATTCCACAAGAGATTCCTTATGGTCCAGTTACCTTAATTGAATCGGTTGTGAATGATGAAGATGTAGCTTTAGAATATACTGCTCGTGGATTGCAATATAAGATGCTTGAGGCTTATTCAACCGTTGGTTTGACAATAGAGTACGAAGCAGGCTTTGCAGTGTGTCCTAAGGGCTTAAAATTAGCCATTTTAAAACAAGTGTCTACTGACTACGAGAATAGGGAAAACTACTCAATTTATGACCAAGCATACGAGTTAAGTTCGGATGCTAAAAGACAAGCACAACCATATTGTCGTAACACTATTTTAGGTATCTAATGAGAGCAGGAGACTTAAGAAATCAAATTCAAATCTTTAACCTATCGGTTAGTCCTGATGGTGCAGGAGGTACTACACCTACTTATACTTTAACTAAAACCTTATGGGCAAAAATTAAAGCAAAGACTGGTAGTAGGGATTTTGAAGATTCAAGGATCTCTTTAGATGAAACCTACGAAATGACAATAAGGTATGATGACTATCCAGAGTTTAGCCAATTAGATAAGATTGTTTTTAACGATGGTCTTTATGTGGTGCAAAGTTATTCAACAGTAGAAGAAAGAAAAAAGACTATTATTATTTACTGTACTTTAGACCGTAGGGTAACTGGTAATGATTTTATAATGATGGAAAATGGTGTAACTTATATGATTACAGAATGAGTTTAATAGGTTTAGATAATGTTCTTAAGAAGTTTGGTAAATTACCTGATAGGGTAGTTACTTTAACTAAAGCTGCGGTTTCTCGAAATACTGATCAGATTTATGCCGAATCGATGTCCCAAGTCCCAAAAAATCTTAATAAATTATCAGGAAGTGGACAAAAAACTGTTACTGATTTAACCGGAACAGTAAGTTATGGTGGGGGTGGTGTAGATTATGCTGCTTATGTTGAATTTGGAACAGGACCTTTTGCTAAGTCTTATTTAGCAGGAATGCCTAAAGAGATTAAATCTTATGCTATGACTTTTTTTGTTAATGGGCAAGGTAGAATGGAAGCACAACCTTTTCTTATTCCTGCTTATTTAAAATACAGAAAACAATTTTTTAAAGATATGAAAGATATTGCTAAGATTATTAGCAAATAATTCGTAATTTTGTTAAATGAAAGATGTAGGTCAATTAATAAGGACAAAGGTATATGATCGTTTATTCGGAGTTTTAGAATATAATAGTCAAGCAATACCAGTGTACGATTCAGCAGGAGTTCCTGCAAATGCTGCACAACCTTATGTCTTATTATCTACTTTTACTTCTACGGAATTAGGAGAAGGTACTAAAGAAGCCTACGGACAAGAATTAAGCCTTTTAATAGAGGTTTGTATGAAGTTTGACAATAGTTATGGTGGTAAGATAATTTGTGATAACATTACAAATCAAATCACAGAACTAATAAGAACGAGACAAGAAGGATACTTAGATTTAAGTCCTGATTGGTATATTATACGAACTTTGATGGAAAGCACAAATTCACTTGAACAAGAGGTATCAACCGGAGTTTTAGTGAGAAGAATGATAAGATTTACTTTTAAAATACAACAAGGATGAGCGTATTAAACGGATCGGATATATTACTTTATGATGCAGATACAGGGTTTCCTTTAATGTGTCAAAAAAGTGTAACAGTTACTTTGAATGATAATATGATTGATGCTACTTGCAAACAATCAGATGGATTTTCAGTAAGTTTACCAGGATTAAGAGATTTTGCTTTTACGGCAGATGCTTTAGTTGATTTTGATGAAGGTGCAACTGATTTAGGTATTACTACTTTATTTAATGCTTATGATGCAAAAACACCAATTAATATAGCTATTGCGAACTCAATAACTGAAACAGGTTATTATGTAGGTTTAGCTTATGTAGAAAGTATAGAAGTAAATGCACCGATGGAAGATGTTACTTCATATACGGTATCATTTACAGGAACATTAGAATTAACAAATTAACTTTAAAAAATAATAATATGGCAGTTTACAACGGAACTCTTCAGGTTTTATCGATCGGCGGAGAAAATTTAGCACAATTGACAAATGTCACTATGTCTATGAATCAGGACTTATTTGAAACTACTTCAAAAGAAAGTGGTGGATGGAAATCAGTTATGCCTGGTTTAAGAGATATTACTTACTCGGCAGAAGGTCTTGCAGACTTTACAGAGGCTTCAAAATATAACTTAACAGAATTATTTGCGTTATATAACGATAGAACTTCTGTTTCTATTGTTTGGACTAACACTATAACTGGCGATAAGAAAGTAACCCAAACGGCTTATATTTCTTCTATGGAAGTATCAGCGCCGATGGAAGATGTTACTACTTACTCAGTAGAGTTCACAGGAACAGGTACTCCAGTAATTGCAACTATCTAATAAAACAAACAAACTATGACCGGAATAATAGAAGTTACTCTCAACGGAGAAGTAAAGCAGTTGAAATTTGGTAATTACGCTTTAGAGCAATATACTAAACTAACTGGTGTTGATATAGGAAGTATCAAACAACTTGGTGATGATTATAGTCAGTTAGATATGACTGCGGATATAATTTATTGTGGGTTGTTTGGTGCTTACCGATCAAATAAAAAAGTAGTTGATTTTACTTTAGAAGATGTCCAAAGTTGGGTAGACTCGATGAGTTATGGGGATCAGCTTGTGGTGATTAAAGAGTTTATGTCTTGTGTGGTTTTAATGACTGAACAGATGGTAAATGCTTTTAAAGCTATGAGCGAAGGTGATACCGAAAAAAAAAAATAACTTGGAATGATATATTAGACAACGCAATTATTAATTTGGGATTAAATCCAAATGATTTTTGGGAAATGACTTTTATAGATTATATTAGGTATGTAATTTATTGCGCTAAAAAAGATGCTGACGAATGGGATAAAACAAGAGTAATAATGAGTTACATACTTAATACCCAAGTAGAAAAAAAACACCAAAAAAAACCAAAAGATATTATTCCATTATGGACTGATAAGTATAGGATACTTCAAAAGAAACCGGTTAAGCTACCAACTAAAGAAGAAAAAGAAGAATTACTAAACAAGATGGGTAATAATGGAAGAAAAAATAATAGTTAAACTTGAGGCAGATATTGCTGATTTAAAAACTCAATTAGGAACTGCTCAAAACGAATTAAAAAGATTCGGATTAGGTGTCCAAACTGACATTAACGATATTACCTTAGATAGATTAAATCTTCAACTTAAACAACTTCAAACACAATTAGGTGCTACAAGTATTGGCTCTACTGCTTTTAAAAATATTGGAGCAGAAATTGCTTTAGTAGAAAACCAAATAAATGGTGCTTTAGTTTCTATTAATGCAAACGCTAATAGGTCAAAAACCGGATTCAACGGTTTAAACAATTCAATCAATCAAATTTCAAGAGAACTTCCTGCCTTTGGATTAAGTGCCAATATTGGTTTCTTAGCTATATCCAACAACTTACCTATTTTATTTGATGAGATAAAAAAAGTAAGAGATATAAATAAAGATTTAGCTGCAAGTGGTAAAGATACAACTTCTGTATTTAAACAACTAAGTGGTGCTTTATTTTCTTGGCAAACTGCTTTAAGTCTTGGTGTTACTTTACTTACTATTTACGGTGGTAAAATAGTTGAATTAGTAAGTAATTTAATTAAAGGCAAAGAAGAAATAACAAGTGCTAAATTAGAATTAGATGCTTTAAATGAAACTTATGCAGATAAGTCTTTACAAGGTGCAATTGCTGATGTAATATTATTACAAACATCATTAGAAACCGCAGGTAAAAGTCTTCAAGGTCAAAAACAATTTGTAGAAGAATATAATAAAACAATAGGTACAGTTACAGGAAGTGTAAAAACTTTTAAAGAAGCAGAAGATGGTCTTGTTGCAGGAACTGATGCTTATATTAATGCTATGATTGCAAGAGCAACTGCAACAAAATTAGCAGGAAAAGCAGCCGATATTACTACAAAAATGGAAGACTTGCGTGTAGAACACGCTAAACAAAATGCAATAGATCAAATTGATGGTGAAGAGAAATTTGCGGCAGAGTATAAGCTATTACAACTTGATAGAGATAGAAATACAAAAAGCGCATTAATATCTGAGGCAGATTATATAAAGGGAAGAATGGCTTCCAAGAAAGCAGAAACACATAAAGCACAACAAGAAGAATTAGCTGCTTACCAAAAACAACTTGATGATTTATTTAATTTAACAAAAAAATATTACGATAAATCAGGAACAATAGCTACTTCACCGCCTGATGGACCTACTGGAGATAGAAATATTCCTGATATGGCTAAAATTGTTGGTGTTGAAGATCAAATACAAGAAGCAAAAAGGTTATTTGATTTTTATAAAATTCAAGGACCTCAAAGTATATATGTATTAGGTGAAGCGTATATAAATAATCCATTTTTTAGATCATTAATTGACGAGGATATGGTTAAAAATGTTATGAAGCTAAAAGGTGCTATTCAACAACTTACACCGCCAGCTATGTTTAATGATCCTGAAATTCTTCAATATATTGCAAATTTAGAAAATATTTCAAATTTACTTTCTAATACATTAACAAGTGCATTTGATGCTGCTTTAATTAATGGTCAAAATTTCTTTAAAGTATTTATTAAAGGATTGCTTAATATGATTAATAAATTATTAGTAGCGGTTGCTGCTGCTGCTTTATTAAGTATTATTTTAAGTGCTATGGGCGGGGCATCTTCTGTTGTTGGATTTGTTCCTATCTTTAAAAAATTAACAGGATTTAATTTAGAAGGTTTAAATGCTACTCCAACACCAGTAGAAAGAGTTGCCGGTATTTCAGGAACAGGTCAAGGTAATGTTTCTTTTGAAATACAAGGAGATAAATTATATGGAGTTTTACAAAATTATAACGGAAGATTAAATAGACTTGTATAATGGTTTATAATTATAAATATAAATTAGAGTGGGTAGGATTAAAGAACGCTGATGAAAGTGATTTTTATTATCGTTTAAAATTTTATAAGAAAGAAAGTATTGAAAAAGAATACGATCCAATAAAATTAACACCGTCTAATCAACCTTTTTCTTTAAGCTATAAATCAAAATCTGATTATGTATTTGAGCCTTTTAGAACTTCTTCTGCTGAAATAAATATATTTTTTGACCAAAATTCTTTAATACAACCGGAAGTATTTTTTGATAATACAGATAATACTACTTGGAAAGTTGTTTTAGAATTAATTAAGCCAGTTGAATTATTTATAAACCCTGATTTTACTTCAGGATGGACTGAAACTTTTCTTTCAGGTGGA